GCTCTATAGTGCGCCCTATGTTGTTTAACAGCGGAGTTGTAAATGTCTTTTGAGGTTTCAGTCGAAACCGGGGTGGACATCCCCCCAGAGAGTCATACCTACCAAAGCACTTACGAGAAGGCTAGGGTTGCCTGCGCCACCGCGCTAAAGCTAAATGAGATGGGTATGGCAGTAGAGATGGACGAGGAAGATGAACTCTTTGCTGAGAAGATCTTTACAGGAGAAATACCCAAACCCCCCACCTCCCAGATATTTAAACCCGGCACGGCAATTAAACTGGGGGCTATATTAGAAGAATACGACGTAGAAATAGCAAAGAGTTCTGCTCAACTGCGTACTGTCGCCACAAATAAACTCATTGAACTTATAGACGACCCGGACCCCAAGGTGCGGTTAAAGGCTGTCGAGATGATCGGCAAGATTGCTGATGTGGGATTATTTGCTGAGAGGACAGAAATAACTATAACCCACAAGACTACAGAGGACTTGGAGAAAGAACTGATGGGGGTATTAAAGGATTATATTGATGTAGAGGCTAAGGAAGTAGAAGAAAACGAAGTGCGGGCATTGTTGGAAAACAAGGATGAGGAAGAGATAGAGACGGTAGAAGTAGAAGAAGTCCAAGAACAAGAAGAAACACCAAATCTACAATGACCCTCGCAGAACTCGACCCCCAAGTTCTAAAAAATATAATTCCGCGTCTGCCGAAAGAAAAGCAGGCGGTCGTCTTGCAACTCACAGAAGAGTTAAAAAAGAGAAAACAAAAAGAAAAAGCGCAGGATAGGTTTTTAGAGTTTGTAGGTGTGATGTGGGAAAACTTCATACACGGACGGCACCATGAGATTATGGCAGAGGCATTTGAGCGGGTGGCTCGGGGAGAACTCAAGAGACTCATCATTAACATGCCACCCCGTCACACAAAGTCAGAGTTCGCCTCATACCTGCTACCAGCGTGGTTTCTGGGAAAGTTCCCAACCAAGAAAGTCATTCAAACCAGCCACACAGCAGAGCTTGCCACAGACTTCGGACGTAAAGTGCGAAATCTCGTTGACAGTGAAGCCTACAAAAGCATATTCCCCAACGTCGCACTACAGTCAGACAGCAAAGCTGCTGGACGATGGAACACTTCCCACGGAGGCACTTACTTTGCTATTGGTGTGGGTGGCGCGGTCACAGGTAAGGGCGCAGACCTCTTAATCATTGACGACCCTCATTCAGAGCAAGAAGCGATCCTTGCTGAAGTAAATCCAGAGATATACGACAAGGTACATGAGTGGTACTCCTCCGGTCCACGGCAGCGTCTACAGCCGGGCGGGTCTATTGTGGTGGTGATGACACGATGGAGTAAACGAGATCTAACGGCACAGGTTGTTAAATCGAGCGTGCAGCGTGGTGGTGAGGAGTGGGAGGTTATAGAGTTACCTGCGATCCTGCCATCAGGAAACCCGCTGTGGCCCGAGTTTTGGTCGCTTGCAGAATTAACTGCATTAAAAGAAGAGCTACCGGTTCACAAGTGGATGGCGCAGTATATGCAGGCGCCGACCGGTGCAGAGGGTGCGTTAATTAAACGGGAGTGGTGGAGAGAGTGGGAGCACGACAAGCCACCCAAGTGTGATTATATTATTCAGTCTTGGGATACCGCCTTTAATAAAGGCACGAGGAACGACTATTCTGCATGTATAACCCTCGGTATATTCCACCCCGAAGATGAGCCACACCCGCAAATAATCTTGTTGGACGCCTTTAAAGAGCGTATGGAGTTTCCTGAGTTAAAGGCTAAGGCGCTAGAGTTGTATAAAGAATACGAGCCAGACTGCTGCATAATCGAGGCAAAGGCGGCTGGCACTCCCCTCTTACAAGAGCTTAGATCCATAGGGATACCGCTTCAGGACTATACTCCGGTACGTGGTAACGATAAGATAACGAGGGTCAACGCTGTAGCTGACTTATTTGCTAGTGGTATGGTATGGGCGCCACAGACTAGGTGGGCTGAAGAAGTGATAGAAGAGTTCGCGTCATTCCCACAAGGGGAGCACGATGACTTAGTGGACTCAATGACTCAAGCATTATTACGTTTTAGACAAGGTGGGTTAATCCGCCTAGAATCCGACTACAACGATGAACCCCAAGAATTTAGGCGGCGCAGTAGATCGTACTACTAGGGCAGATATGAAAAGGAATAAATAATGGCAATTGACAAGGCAATTTCTCAAGCCCCTCTCGGTCTTGACCCCGAACTACTTACTGCTGAACCCGCCATCGAGATAGAGATCGAGGACCCAGAAAAGGTCAGTATTGAGGCAGGTGGTATAGAGATTGAGATCGAGCCCGGTGCCGGTGTTGGCGAGGGGATCGACGAGTTTACGGCTAACTTGGCTGATTATTTGGATGAGGGCACTCTGGCTGAGTTGGCTGGAGAATTGCTAGAGAACTTCCAAAACGACAAAGACTCCCGCAAAGAGTGGGAGAAGACATATTTTGATGGGCTAGACCTACTGGGGCTGACACTTGAGGAACGCATGGAGCCGTGGGAAGGGGCGTGTGGCGTGTTTCACCCGGTTCTCTCGGAGGCGGTTGTACGCTTTCAGGCAGAGTCAATCATGGAGACATTCCCGGCGTCTGGGCCAGTACGCACGCAGATTATAGGGAAACTGACAAGAGACAAAGAACAAGCGGCAGAGCGTGTCAAAGATGACATGAACTACCAGCTAACGGTGAAGATGCCCGAGTATCGGGCAGAGCACGAGCGGATGTTGTGGTCGCTGGCCTTGGCTGGATCGGCTTTTAAGAAGGTTTACTTTGACCCGGCCTTCCAGCGGCAGGTGTCGGTGTTTATTCCGGCAGAAGACTTCATCGTGCCCTACGGCGCAAGCGACTTACAGACCTGTGAGCGTTACACGCATGTGATGCGTAAGACCAAAAACGAGGTCAAGAAGTTGCAGGTGGCTGGGTTTTACCGCGATGTTGAGTTACCAGAGCCTAACGAGTCAAACACAGACCGCAGCGAGATCAAGGTTCAGGGTGAAGAGGCTAATATCATCCACGACGACCGGTATCAGATCCTTGAGATGCATGTGGATCTGGACATTGAAGATGATCCGATGCGTGATGAGAATGGGATTGCCATTCCATATGTGGTCACAATCGAGAAAACAAGCCAAGAAGTGCTGGCTGTACGGCGTAATTGGAACCCAGACGAGGAAAAAGACCTCAAATCCAAGCGTCTACACTTCGTTCACTACATTTATATCCCCGGATTTGGCTTCTACGGGTACGGTTTGATCCACTTAATCGGTGGACATGCCAAGTCAAGCACCTCTTTACTGCGTCAACTCGTCGATGCGGGCACTTTAGCGAACCTGCCGGGGGGACTAAAAACAAGGGGGTTAAGAATTAAAGGGGATGACACCCCGATCTCCCCGGGAGAGTTCCGAGATGTGGACGTAGCAAGCGGAAAAATCAGCGAAAACATCGCTTTTCTGCCCTACAAAGAGCCTTCACAGGTCCTTATGTCCCTTATGGACAACATCGTGCAGCAAGGACGGGGGCTGGCGGCGGTTGCAGAGCTAAAAATCACGGATGTCAACAAAGAAACACCGGTTGGGACGACATTAGCGCTCTTGGAGCGCAGTTTGAAGGTTATGAGTGCGGTTCAGGCTCGCCTACACGCCTCAATGAAGATGGAGTTTGGGCTTTTGGCGGCAATAATCGCTGAATTTGCCCCTGAGACCTACGAGTACACGCCAGATTCGGACAATGCGTACCTCCCAGCGAGCCGCGCAGACTACGACATCATCGAGGTTGTACCTGTCTCTGATCCAAACGCAGCCACAGCAAGCCAGAGGATTGTCCAGTATCAAGCGGCTATTCAGTTGGCCCAGACAGCCCCACAACTCTACGATATGGCGCAGTTACATAGGCAGATGTTGGAGATTTTGGGCCTACGGAACGTGGCAAAACTCATTCCGATGTCCGAAGATGCGATTCCAAAGGATCCGGTGAGCGAGAACATGGCGGCATTGAACCTAAAACCGCTCAAAGCCTTTATTTATCAGGATCACGAGGCCCATATTCGCGTCCATATGAACCTGATGCAAGACCCACAGATGCGTCAGTTGTTGGGTCAAAACCCACAGGCTCCGGTCATGCAAGCGGCGATGCAAGCCCATATTGCGGAGCATTTGGCGTTTGCTTACCGTCAGCGCCTAGAGGACGTCATGGGCGTGCCCCTGCCACCGCCGGATACAAAACTTCCAGAAGATGTCGAGGTGGAGCTTGCACGCATTTCTGCCCGGGCTTCCGAGGTTGTACTGGGTCAGAGCCGTCAACAGGTTGCCGCACAGGCCGCTCAGGCCGCCGCACAAGATCCGATCACACAGATCCAGCAGCAGGAGTTGGCGCTTAAGGCTGGTGAGTTGGAGCGCAAGAAACTTAAGGATCAGGTCGATGCAGCCGCTAAGGCCGACCAGATTGAGGTTGAGAAACTCCGCATTCAGACGCAAGCCGAGGTGGATGGAGCCCGCATCGGTGCGCAGGTCGCTAGGGACAAGGAGCAGATTAAGTCCAGAAACGAGGCTGATGGGGTGAAGTTGGGGGTGGAGATAGCAAAAACGCTGCAACAGGCGAAGAAACCACCAACCACCTAGGAGATTAAATGAGCATAGAACAGCAAGAGAGTTTTGAGTATCTAATCAAGAAGAAGTTGAGGGAGCACCTCAACAACAAGGCAGATGATTTAGCACTGGGGGGTGCGCAGGATTACGCTGACTACCGGCATCGAGTTGGCGTTATCGAGGGCATCGCAATAGCAGAACGCGAAGTCATCGACCTAATTGATGCTGCCAAGAAACGACAAGAGGAACTATAGATGTCTATAGGCGCGATTGACAAAGAGGCTACCGAGAAATCGGCGGCAGAGATAGACCCGTTAAAAATGCCCATCCCCAAGGGCTACAAGATCCTGATCACCCTACCAAAGATTGAGAAGCAACTGGGTGAATCTGGACTTATTTTGGCGGATTCCACTCAACGGCAGGAAGAATTAGCCTCCTGCCTAGGGTTTGTACTAAAGCTCGGTGATATGGCGTTTAAGGACGAACATAAGTTTCCCACCGGACCTTGGTGCAAAGAAGGCGACTTCATCATTATGCGTAACTACTCAGGCACCCGGTTTAAGGTAAACGGGCAAGAATTCCGTCTGATTAACGACGACATGGTGGAGGCGGTTGTTGACGATCCTCGCGGCTATACCCGTGCGTAATTAGGAGAAAGAAATGGCGAAAGAAGAATTTGTAACTACGCTTGACCAGATAAATGAGGATCTGGCGCAAGCAAAAGAGGCACCAAAAGAAGAGGTGATGAACCCCGGATATGAGGCTACTGCCCCGGTCATTCCCCCCACTAAAACCGGCAAAAAGTCGGACATTGAAATAGAGATCGTTGACGACACTCCGCCCGAAGACAAAGGCCGCAAGCCAATGAAGACGGCGCCCAAGGAGGTTGACGAGATCGACGAGGTCAATGGGAAAGTCCAGAAAAGGCTGGATGAACTTAAGCGTGCTTGGCATGACGAGCGCCGTGCAAAGGACAAGGCGGCAAGGGAACAAGCCGAGGCACTTGCATACGCTAAGAAACTTCTTGATGAAAACAAAACTTTAAAAGTTCAACTTTCAAAAGGTGAGCGAGTTTTGGTCGAACAGGGGCAAGGTAAAGCTGAGTCTGACCTAAAAGCAGCCAAGCGTTCGCTACAAGAGGCACAAGAATCTGGAGACTCTGAAAAAGTCGCAGATGCCATTACTGAAATTTCACGCATTTCAAGAGAGCAGGAGAATTGGAAAGCGTATCAACCTAGGTATCGTGAAGAGGATATTAATAAGGAGCCTACTTTACAAGAACAGAATCTAGGTGTAAGTTATCCCCAAACTGCGCAGGCTGCACCACCTCCAGACGAAAAGGCCGTGAATTGGTACAACAATAATTCATGGTTCGGAGTAGACGAAGAGATGACTGCGATTGCTTATGCGCAACATGAGAAATTAGTTAAATCTGGGGTAAGTCCTCAGAGCGACGAATACTACGAGAAGATTGATTCTCGGCTTCGGCAAGTTTTCCCTGACCGTTTTGAGTCAGATGGCGATGAAGATCTCGCTGCTGATAAAGAACCAGCCAAAGTGGAAAAACGCCAACAGACAACGGTGGTTTCACCGGCGACCCGTTCGACACCAAGTAAAAAAGTTACGCTCACGAAGTCTCAAGTGGCGATTGCTCGACGCTTAGGTGTCCCCTTAGAAGTTTATGCGAAACAAGTTGCCTTGCAGGAGAATAGATAATGTCAAGAATTGACCGTGAATTAGAAACTCGTGAACGTGAAACCCGTATCCGTGCTTATACTCCGCCGCAACAGTTGCCAGATCCAATTCCGCAAGCAGGTTACTCATTTCGATGGGTAAGAACAGCCATGATGGGCCAAAGCGATGCTCGTAATGTATCTATGAGTCGTCGTGAAGGGTATGAACCTGTAAAGGTTGAAGACCATCGCGAAATGGAATTGGCGCTCGATGACTCGTCTAAGGCTAGTGGAAATGTCGAGATTGGCGGTTTGATGCTTTGTAAGATTCCTACGGAAATCTTAGATGGTCGTCAAGCCTACTATGAGCGGTTGAATCAACAGCAGATTAATTCTGTTGATAACAACTTTATGAGGGAAAATGATTCGAGGATGCCTCTCTTTACCGAGAAACGGTCCGAGGTCAGTTTCAGTAAACGATAATCTTTAGGAGATTGATATGGCAACAACTGCCAGCCCATACGGGCTAAAGCCAATCAACCTGATCGGTGGTCAATCATTCACGGGTGGTTCTATCCGTGATATTGCGATGACTGTCAACAGCGCGACTGGTATTTTCTTTGGCGACCTTGTACGTATTTTAGATGGTCAGCCTTCTGCCGTTACTACCACTCCCGTTCCTTCGGAAGAAGGTCTTGTCGGCGTGTGTGTTGGTGTTTCTTACACCGATCCTACGCTGAAGTACACGCAGTTTGCACAGTTTTTACCTGCTAACGCAGTAAACGCTGGGTACACGAACATTCTGGTCAGAGTTGTTGATGATCCGGATCAGTTGTATCAAGTTCAAGCCGACGGTTCCGTTACTGCTGCCAAGATTGGTAACAACGCTGAGTTAGGTAACTTCTCGGCTGGTTCTACTACTACTGGCAACAGCAAAGTTACGCTGGAGTCCGGTACGATTGCTAACACTTCTACGTTTGCAGTTCGTATTGTGGATCTGGTTAACGGTGCTCCAACTTTTTCTACTCCCGGTGATGCTTTCACGGATTGTATTGTCAAATTTAACTTTGGCATCCATTCGTACTATCAAGCAACCGGTAGCGGCTCGACTTGATAAGGAGATTCTAAATGGCTATTTCACGTTCGCAACTACTAAAAGAACTCCTCCCGGGTCTAAACGCTTTGTTTGGTCTTGAGTACGCACGCTACGGTGAAGAGCATAAAGAGATTTATGCTACCGAAACCTCAGAGCGTTCGTTTGAAGAGGAAACCAAATTGTCTGGCTTCTCGGCTGCCCCAGTTAAGTCTGAAGGCGCTGCGATTGCTTATGACAACGCACAAGAGGCTTTCACAGCTCGCTATACGCACGAGACCATTGCTTACGGTTTCTCGATCACTGAAGAGGCAATTGAGGACAACCTCTATGACTCACTCAGCGCTCGTTACACCAAAGCACTTGCTCGTTCTATGGCTTACACCAAGCAGACTAAAGCTGCTGCAATCCTGAACAATGGCTTTACCAACTCCAGCCAGTATTACGGCGGTGATGGCGTGCCCCTGTTCTCGACTCAGCACCCGCTTATTTCTGGTGGTGTTAACAGCAATCGTCCTTCTACTCCTGCTGACCTGAATGAGACTTCGTTGGAAAACGCAGTTATTCAGATTGCTGCATGGACGGATGAGCGTGGTCTGCTGATCGCTGCTAAGCCTCGTAAGTTAGTTATACCTCCCGCACTACAGTTCGTTGCAACTCGTTTGCTTGAGACTGAACTGCGTGTTGGTACGGCTGACAACGACATCAACGCAATTAAGAGCAACGGTTCGATTCCAGAGGGTTACACCGTTAACCACTTCTTGACCGACACCAATGCTTGGTTCCTCTGCACAGACGTTCCTAACGGCATGAAATACTTCATCCGTACCCCGATGGCTACATCTATGGATGGAGACTTCGACAC